TGCTGCTGCACCAACGATAATGTTGGTTGACGTTCCACGACTATAAGCCATAGTATTTCACCTCTTTTTCATTAATAGGATTATTAAGTTGTTTGGCGTTTGTGTTTCCTCAAATTAATTATAACATCGTTTTATGTGACTATTTTTATGGTATGACTAGTTTTGTAGCTAGCTTTTCAGGCTTCCAGTCTCTTGCTGTCAGATCTGGCATTTGATGGTAGTCAAAGTCAATAATTATCTTATTACCGCCATACGTACGAGCTGTACCAAAGTCAATGATATCTCTGGTCTCCTCAAGCTGATAAACCTTAAAGTTGTGGAAGTAAAACTGGTTGTCTAATGCCTCTGTAGGGCTAATTCTAATCTGACGATTGCTGCACCAGTTATTGACCTCTTCTGCAGTTTCATCAAAACGGTCCATTAGTCTAAGGACTGACTCCTGAATCTGAACCATATTTTCTATTGTATTTTCTGCTGTTGCATAGAAATAATAAAGAAGCTGCTCACACTTGATGTGTGGAAAACCTTTACGATTCATCTTAATTAGTCTATCCCATGTACCCATAACTCCACCTACTGGAAATGATCCAGTTAAGTCATCAATTATTGATGGGGATGAAGGAAATAGTGGTACTTCAATATTGGTCAATAGAGGTATTTGATCTTCAAGATATTTGTTAATCCAAAGAACTGGAGTATTTAAAGGTGAATTATTTGCCATATTATGCTACCCCTGCCTGTGCTATCCATTGGTATCCTGTTCTAACTCCAACAGACTTACCGTTATTTTTGCCAGCCTTTATATTTGCTTTGTAGGCTATTGGATTTTCTAGATAATCTTTTATACCGCTTGATTTCATGAATGCCTGTGAAAAATATTTAGTAAAGAATAAATCAAATGTTTTTTCAAATCCACCAACTGCTGCTCGTCCTCCAGGATTTGTAACTAATACATCTTTCTTTGTAAAAACAGTTTCTCCGTTATCCTCAAAAACTAAAACTCCTGATGTCTTTGGGGAAATTAATACTGGCACACCGTTTTCCATAATTCTTGCTTTATCGTAAAAGGGAACATTTGATCCATCTTTAATTGTTGATGACTGCGAAAATGTTGAAGAAAGTGATACTCCAGAATCCTTGGCATTGTATGATATATTGTATAGTCTTGCTTCTGGACTTCCAACCTGATACCATTCATACACATGCTGAAGCATAGCAGGATTTAGTTTAGCATTTATATCAATAAAGTTTTTTAGTGAGTCACTAGTGAGTGCTCCAATAGTATTAAAAAATTTAGACTTTCCTCTATTTATTCCATCTAAAAAACCAAGAGAATAATCAATTATGTTCATCATGTCTTTTCTAAATAAATTAGTATTTGCTGTTATTCTAATCATACATCCACCGACTGATTAGTTGAACGACGCAAAAGAACTTTATAGAAATCAACTTTGTTTGTTGGTCCAACTAATGGCTCTTGTGAGGCAACCTCATATATGGTTCCCTGTCCTGATCTAGGTCCAGCAGTTTCCATATATATTGTTTCTGAATTTGGAAGCCTTATGTTTGTGACAAGAATATTTGTCATAGATTGTCTTTCATGATGTGTTGATATTCTAAGGTCAAGCTTGACTCTTCCAACCAGACTTGCTTCTTGATCAATTTTAACATTAGGAATAATTTCTTCTTTTGTTTTTCCTGTTGCAGAACTAAGATAGCATGCTACAGTTCTATCAAGAACCCACTGTTTCTTTAGATTTCCGTAGGCAGCTTGTTCAACTACAGGATAATAAATGTCTGCCAACATTGGAAACATAAAGTCGGTAGTTTCGCACACCGTGCTCATTATAATAATCCAGGCTTTTTAATGTCTGTTATATACTTATCAATAATCATATCAACAAGAATATTTCCAGTACCAGAAAACTTTGATGAATCATACTTGAGTCTAAACTGATCTGTCTGATATTCAGAAATGTATGTCTTGTAGTGTTCCATTCTTCCACACTTAATGTCTTCAATTAATAGGTTCATAGCATCACGAATGTCGCCTGGAATAACTTTATACCCTGCATCATAGTCAACTATATAGTCAACACCTTCAGGAAATGCTGCTGGTTGATTTCTTGTATTTGTCCACATATTGTCATAGTTTTCATATGGTGCATATGCATAAAATGAATCTGATCCTGCATCTCTATACTTTAGTGGTTTTCTTTCTAAGCGATCTTTTGATTCATTAGGATCGTAGTCTACTGGAACTTTAACCATTGAAGTTCCATCTTTTGTAAAAATATAATTGTATCCATCAAGTGCTGGTCCATCAGTAGTATTAGTTACATCGTAGACCAATCTTGCATTTTCATATACTTTATTGACACTGTAAACTGGTTCCCAGAACGCTAGATAGTCTGTTCCTTGTCCAACTACCTCAATTATTTTCTTTTCAAATGTAAACTTAGTGCCAATTATAGAGTCAATGATAGCTCTTGCAAGGCGCTCATTGTATGTTGCTTCTGCAATCTCTGTTGCGGTAGTTCCTAATGTATTTGGATTGACGTATGGACGAATAATAGTTAAGCTATCTTCAAGTACTAGATCTTGTTCTGACTCTTCGTTAGCTTCATAAATTTGTACAGAGTAGTCATCATCATATTTGACAAGATCACCAGTTAAGGTAAATGTAATTTGTGAGTTTGAGTCAGAAGTTATAGTTTCTGATATATTAATGTTAATTAAAGAGTTTTCTATTGTAAACAAATAGTCAGTATCTGCTTGTGGAACATCGTATTTTATTTCAATGGGAAATGGTGGAAGTCTAAGTACTATCATATTTATTTACCGTAGTATGAGGCAACTTCTTGTGGTGTCGCAATGCGAACTGACCTGTGTGTAGCCCATTTTTCCGATTCCTCCTTTTTCACAATATTGTATCCTTTTTCTAGAGTGCCAACGCCATTCCAAAAAATATTTCTTTCTGAAAACAATGCAACATTTTCATTTACCTTTTGAACTGTTTCTATTTTTTGTTCTACTGGCTCTTCGCTTGGGGTCCAGTTAGCAATAATTTCTAAAATCTCTGTTTTTTTGTTTGCACCCAAAATATCAATATTATTTCTTTTGGCATAGGACTTTATCTCCATAACAGTTTTCTTGGATAGTTCTTCAGTAATAGACATTTAATCCTCCTATGTCATTATACCAGAATTAGCGTCTTCTTCTTGGTTTACCGAAATTATTTTGTGATGGTAAACGAATACCGTTTGGTACTCCAGAAGGATTTACTGCATTTGGTCCTGTTGTATCTCCCATGTTTGCGCCTGGAAGATTTCCTAAAGTATTTACTTGAAGTCCACTTGGTCCCATAATTATTACTCCAGGTGTTCCTAAAGATGCAATTGCACCATTTCCAAAGTGATTATGATCAACTGGATTTGTTCCTGGATAAGACATATTTGCTCCTAAAAGAAAATAAGGAGGGTAGTTTTTACGCTACCCTCCCTATAAAGTGTCTCAATGATTATGAGTTGTCTGCTGCTGTTGCGAATGCAACTGCATCAAGCTCTTCCCATTGTAGACCAAAGCGGACGAATACTGTGTACTCAATTGTGTCCTTCTTTGGTTGGTAGAAACGGTTTACAGTGATGTCACGCTGGAATCCCCATACACGGTTCTGAGGGAATGTAAGATCTACATATCCTGCAGGGTAGTATGGAACTTCCTGAACTTCAACACCAAGAACACGTGTTGTACGTGCTCCACCGAATGTCTGTGCTGCACCATCTAGATAGCTCTGACGGTTAGCAGGTGTTCCTGCTGCGATTGGAGAGAATGCCTCTGCAATTGCATCAGCAAGTGTACCGTTGTTCTTAACAATACCCTGGAATGCGTCTGTACCTGCATAGAACTTTAGGTTGTTCTTGATTGCACGATACTTACGTGGCATTGCAAGGATAATGTCCTGTAGAACAGGAGTTGTCCACTCGTTGTTTGCAACAGTTACGAATGACTCGTGTGCTGCTGATCCTGAAGTTACCTTGTTAACGAAACCATCCATGATTGAAAGGAATGGAGCAGTTGTACCGTCACCGTTGATCGCAAGATCTTCAATGTCGTTTGCAAATGCTGTTGTCATCAAACGAACAAGGTGGTCTTCAAGAGCTCCACCTTCTAGGTTATCTTCAAGTGCTTCTGTTGATACTTCCCAGTCAAGACGAATCTTCTTAGTAGTAAGTTCAACCTTTGAGAATGTTGCTCCTGCATTGGTAAATGTAGGGTCTGCCTGTGCTGCTGCACGAATTACACGCTCACCAACGTTAACTTTTTCAAGTTCCATTGTATTTGCTCGCATTGTAACTCTACGTCCATCTTTAGCGAGAACTGTAGCATCCCACACATAATCAATGAAGCGACGGGCTTGCTCAGGTAGCAAGATACCACCAGGTGTACCTGATGGATTTACTGCGTTAGGACCATCTAGTACTCCCATATTTGCTGTAGCAATATTGCCCATAGTTCCTGTGCGTCCTGCGACTGGAATTGCAGCGTTAGCTGAGCTTCCTGAAGCAAATGCACCATCACCGCTGTGAGCGTGGTCTACTGTTGGAGAACCTGGATAGTTCTTTACGATATCTTCTGACATATTGTTCACCTCCTAGTGATTTTATGTTAGTTGTATAGGTCGGAGAATTTGAGGAAACGTCCGCCCCATAGGGATTTTTGAACCATTACTGGCTCCTGCACGATCTCGCCTAGATCGCCAGACTTGCGGAAAGCGGTGTCTAGCTCTACTAGATCTACTCGCTTGCCAATTTCATTAAAGGTTCCCTTAATTTGATCAACATCAGTTGTTGTTGCATCAAGAGACTTCTTCATGTTCGCAACTTCATCACTAAGTGACTTAATTGTTGCTGTTAGATCGCCAAAGGCATTAGTAACAGACTCTTTAATCTCTGTAATTGCATTTACAATTACTTGATCAGCCTTTTCAGCATCTTCTGATGCCTCTTCTGCTGGAGCCTCTGTTGCATCTTCTGGTGAAGATGTAGCACTATCATCCGCAACTTCGTCAGACTTAGATGTTTCAACTTCAGGTGCAACTTCTGCAACTGCTGTCTCTACATCTAATGCCTTCTCTGCTACTGGCTGTGCCTCTGGAGTGACCTCTGCTGATACGCTTACTTCTGCTTCTGCAACTGGTGCTTCTGCGACTGCTGTTGTATCTTCTGTCATAGGACTTACCTCCTTGTTAATCTTAGAAGAATCTATGCCTTTAGCACTATCAACTAAGAATTTTATCATATCTACTTTATCTTTATCTGACTTTTCTACAAAACCAATATTTTTCATTTCTTCACCAGAGATTGGACTAAGTTGTTTCTCTTCTTCAGAAGTTAAAACAATTCCATTGTCCTTGTCATAGAATACGTTCTCAATAATAGTATCCATTCCATCGCCCTTGATTACATCAATGCCGTCAACTTTTTCAACTGACACAATGCTTGCAAATTGATTTGCTGGTGAATCTACTAAAGATAGTTCTACCAAATCATATTGCTTAATAACTCTAATTGTTTTATCAAGTTCTTCATTGTATGCATCATCCCACTTATTCATTCTTCCACCAATGGAAAAACCAGTGTATGTGCCGTCAAGAACCTTTTCCCATGCATCTTGTGCACCCTTGGAAATATATGTAGAAACATAAACTCCCTTATAAAATTTCTTTGTCTCTGGATCAAAATATTTTTCTTCTTTAAAGTTAAGCATTTTACCAACAGCTGAAGGTTGATGCATTTCACGAATGTTTCCACGGAATCTGGAAAATGCATCCATAGATGCCTCTGTGGTTACTATGTCATCCTGCTTGTCAATATTGTCTAGTGATGCAAAACCTGAGACTATTCTGCGCTCTTGGTCTACTTTTCCAAAGGGCATTGATAAGCGAACTTTGTCACCATCAGTTGTCCAAAATGCCTTATTTGTATTCATTGTGTATTCTATTATACCAAACATTTATAGGGTTTTCTCAAGTATTGAGATAGTGCCAAGTTGGACCTAGTTTCTATATAAAACTAAGCAACCTTGATGCCGTACTAAACTATAATACCATACAGTTCAAGCTCTTTTTTTGCAGTCTCTTTTGTTATATTGTTTGTACCAGCTAATACCCAGTTCCACAGCGGTGCCCCTGCGCTACCATAGTAATAATCATAGTTGAAAAATCCAGGCACCTTGTGTTTTGACCTTTCTAGAATTTCCCTAGAGAAAGGTGTAAGGGTTTTACCAGAGGAAATATGTCTCCAGAACTCTGAATCTGTTCTTCCACCTTGATAGTGTATTACTAAAAAATCACGTATATCATCATATAATTTTTGCATACGAGAGTTATATCTTTTTTGTCCAACTAGGTCATATGTTTTTTCCCAGGTATCTGACATAAACTCAAAACAAAATGTAACAAGTTGAACTATGGTTGTATGTATTGAGGTTGCTTCTAGTGGTTCTGCGAAAGACGAAGCAAGCCCTAAAGCAAGACAATTCTTTTCCCAAAGAACATCGCATCTTCCAGACTCAAATTTTATTACTTTTATTGGATCAATTTCATGACCTAACAATAGCTCAACTTCTTTTTGAGCATCCTCTACAGATATATACTTATCAGAAAAAACATAGCCACACCCAATACGACTTGCTGTTGGAATTTGCCACATCCATCCAGCTGACAATGCATGAGCCACCGTTAGTGGTTCTGGATTATCTTTTGGCCTTGGCAGAATAAATGGTATTGCAGTATTTACTGGAAGATTTTCTGAATAAGAGTTCCATTTAACACCTAGAGCCTTCATCAATATACGTGAAAATCCTGTACAGTCAACAAACAAATCTCCAAAAACCTCTTTGTTATTTTCTAATATTAAACTTTTTATTGATCCATCTTCTTTTAACGTTACCTTACTAACAATGCTATCTATGTGGTTAACTTTGTTTTCTAAAATTTTCTTAAAATGTTTTCCTATAAGAGTTCCATCAAAATGAAGTGCTGTGACTTCTGTATAGTTTTTATCTATAAAACATTTTCCTAGTTTAGAGGATGCATGCATTCCTTCAGGACCCTCTTTGCAAAGAGCAATTAAAAAATCAACATCTGGACTAAAGCTATGAGTTTCAGTTCCATCTAAAGGTGCATAATAAGAACTTCCATCTCCTGTCCAATTTTTATGTCTAATTCCTAGTTTTAATGTTGCATCAGTATTTGCCATAAACTCAGAAATATTGCTTCCAGTATCAAAAAATTTATTATTAAGTACACGTGTTAGTATTCTAGTAGATCCTTCTCCAGCTCCTATAATTCCTAACTGAGTGGATTCAACTAAAGTTACATTATGTTTATTTGGTTGAGAGTTAGCAAAGAAAAGTGCTGCAAGCCAGCCAGCAGTGCCACCACCAGCAATTACTATGTTCATATAGTTACCCCAACTACTGAGATGATCTACCTTCGCCTTTTGGATTTCTTCCAGCCACGGTTGTAGTACTATCTGATGCGTTGTTTGATCTTTCTGCATCACGTGCCCTTGTTTTTCCAGAGTTAGCTCTTGAGTCAGCTGCTTGTCTTGGACTTAGCTCTAAAGGTTCATCTCCATGCTCAGCTTGTGGTAAATCAAGAATTTCTCTTGCCTCATTAGGAAGCATTATTTGATTCTTTACATACCTTTCAAGAATTTGAGACTGAGCAATTTCATCTGTAAGAGTAAGTTCATTAAACCTAAACTCTAATATGTCTGTTTTTTCTTTAATTATTTTATTAATTATTTTTTCAAGATCTTGCTGTGCTGGACGGGATACTTGCTCTTTAAAAGTACGATCTTGAGCTAAAGATCCAGCTGTTGCCCCAGACTCTGAGCCTCCAAGTTTAGAAATTGGAACCTGGTGTGCAATTAAAATATCGTCTCTATTTTGTTTACGATACTCTTTAAATGATCCATCCTGAATACCATTTTCAATTGGATCCATTTTAAATTCAACCTTGTTGTTCTCATTGTCTCCAGGAAGTGGTATGTATAATGTTCTATGTGATTGAGCTTTTAGTCCAGTCTGTAGGAATCGGAACATCTTGTCTTCTGCATCCGATGAAAGCTTGGCACCCTTTAAAGTAATAACATATCTTGGAACAGCCTTATTTTCAAAGTAGTCAATATTGTATTGTGATGCAAGCTGATCTCCAATTAGTGATGGAAATGCTGCAACAATGTCTGGTACTCCATAGTAAGTGTTTAGTGGAGAGTAATCTTTAAAGTGTATAATTTCATTTGGACGCTTATCTTCTGTAAGTGGGTTAGAATTTTTTGCTGCAAAGTTTTTAAAATAAACAACCTTTGGTCCAATGATCTGAACAAATCCATCACGAAGTCTACGAACTCTCATTGTGATTGAAGGAATGTGTCCAACATATCCAATTTCTCCAGCAACAGTTCTACCAATCTCTAAATAACCATTTCCAGTAGACTGTAGGTCTGTAAAAACCTTTTCCATTGTTCTTGTAAAGCTATCATCGTCATTAAGAGATTCAAGCCAGTCACGAAGTTCAAGTTTTGCACGTTCAATTCTTTTGCGAGCACGACCAACAGCATCTGCATTATCGTTTGACTCAAGACTTAAACTTGTTCTGTCTGTTACATCAAAACGGTATCCAAGTCCTACAACATTTTCTACTTTTGCATCAATAGCAGCATGGTTGGCAAAAGATGTATCATAAAAAT